TGGCGTAAAGAAACTGGTATGTCCATTTTTAAAAATAACATAGACATACCGCTGTGAGGGTATGATTTCAATTACCTCACAGCGGTCTGGAAACAAAACGCGATCTAAATGCGATAGCATTTGTTACGCTTTTTGACGGGCCCTAATCATTGCCAAGATGTCTTGAGCTTTGTCCGAAGATGGCTTAGCCACTACCGGAGCACTGGCCACTGCTGGCTCATCATCAGAATCACTTGATGCTGCTGTTGCGGGTGCCGACTTAGCTTCAACTTCATGAACATTACCGTGTCCATCAACAACGGCTGTTGCTGGTGTAGAACTACCTGCTGGAGCATTGACCCCGGCTGGGCGGAAATACTGACCCCAACGTTCTGTGTCATAACTCTGTCCATCAACACTTGCTTCAAACATTTCTTTAATGACTTTGAGTTCAACTTCGCCTGGTTTCTTGGGCATAAATGTGCTCAAGTCAAACAGACCATGTTTCTCGATAGCCGCTTGTTCGGCTTCTGTTAGTGCTGTTTCTTTACGAGCCCACTTTGATCCGTTGTAGTCAGCGAAGCCGCCTTTGCTACCTTTGCTGATGCGGAAATCCAAACCACGCAAATAATCTGTTGGCAATTCTTCCAACTCAGGATCCATTAACGCACCCTTGATAGTTGTAAAGATTTGTGGGCCGATGATGAATCTACGAATTGGATTCTCTGGGGTCTTGTCATCGCCTAGTGGGTTTTCGCGAACAAAGCCTTGGAAAATATAACTGCGTTTCTTCCAATACTTACGACCCATTTCCTCAAGACTCTTGTCTTTGAACCAAGTGCGAACTTCTGTAAGCACTGGACAAGTTTCTTGCCACATTTCCACGCAAGGGACTTGCACGTATACTTGTTTGGATTCCATTTCACCTTTGATGCCATTGAATGGCAAACGAATCATTGCTCGTTCTTGCCAAAAGAATGTGTTCTTGGTATTGCCGTCTGGAAGGAATCGGAGTGTTGCGCTTGCGCCTTCTTCCATGTTCCAGTGTGGATAAATTGCATTATCACCACCTGTGGAGTTGCCGCCTTGTTTGTTACCTTCTGATTGTGCGAGTCTCGCACGGATGTCTGCTAAAGATGCCATAGTTAGTTGCCTTTCAAAGTTTAGTTACTATGTTGCCTATCTAAAAATTTAGATTCGAGTTGCCTGTGATGCCAATGTAAAAAGCGCATACACTAGGGTTAGTATATACGCTTTATTTCTCAGCGTCAAGTGTATTTATGACGCGGTTGTTCTAATTGCAGAATTACTTCTTCATTCCGGAAAGTTCTTTGAGTCGGTCCAAAAAGCTGGTGTCTTTGGAGACTTCTTTCATTTTGCCGGCGTGTCCGTATTGTCCAGCCAAGGGTGAACGACTTTCTTCTGTAGCCGAGTCTGGATGTGGCTTGCCGTGAGCACGTTGATAGTAATCAAATTCAGCTTTGCGATCCTTTTGCTCAATATCTTGAGTTGTCAACGGTGCCAGGCCTTGTGCTCGACGTTGGACCGTTGGAATTTCATAATCTTTAGGATTGGTAGGATCAATTGCTTCGTCAGTAGTTTTGTCAGGAAAATTTGGATCATCGTGTTTGCTCTCACGTGTGTCTTGAGCAATATTGTCGTATCCCATCATTTTACTGGCTTGATCCATGACCTGCATGACCATTTTAGGATCTTTAAGTTCACCAGCACGGGCTTTGTCCATTATGAATTTATAAGGTTTTTGCACTCGTGGATCACCACCGTTGACAACTGAAGGTTCCAATTTTTGTAATGACTGTATGTAATGAGATACACCCATGCCGTTTTGGGCCATTTTATACATCATATGTATGTTGGCTAACACCCCTGACGAAGTATCAGCCTGAGTAAAATCTAATGCTCGTTCAGGTCCCATATGGGAGTAACTATCATCTCTATTCAGCCCGTCAGCATACACAGTTTCGCCTTCGTTGGTCTTGGGGAAATTTGGATTGTCCCATGCCTTCTTTTCTTGTTTGTCGTGATACCAATTGGCGGCTTTTTCGATGCCTTTACCAATTACACCACCAAGTGCGGCTCCGCCTGCGGCAGCAAGAGTACCTGCCATTGGATGCGAAGCCAATTGATTTAGCGTATCATAATCAATGATCTCATCTACTTTTTCTCCGCCGGCATGATCATATTGCGGAGCAGGACGTTCTTGGGCAGGAACACCAGCAATTTTCAACATGCCTGCTAACGAATCTTGATACTCGTCGGCATAGTCGCCCACACTTTCGCGTTCCATACTGTAGTCAGAATCTGGAATGCCGGGGCTGTTGCTACCATAACCGTCGATGCCCAAGTCGGCACCAAAACGATCTGCTACCCATTCGTATGGATCACCGTCACGAGCTTTCTTTGTGCCATATGGCATGTCGTCAAAGTAATAGTCATACAGGGCATTGTGCAGTTCATCACTGACTTCACCTGTTTCTTGGAAGTCTCGAACATCACGTTTGAATGTGTCAAGTATGTGTTGTAATGTTGATCCTGTGCTGTCAGTTAGCACATTTTCAGTCAAGCCAGCAGCACGACGAATTGATCGTAATGCATCTTCGGCTATATTTTCATAGTCACCTTCTGGGTCAATTCCATGTTTGTTTATATCGATGTCAATATTTTCTTCATCGTCAGACGGTTCGAGATCAGCCGGATTAGTGGCTTCGGGTGGATTCATCTCAGCAGTATCATCAATCTGCAATTGGTCCAATACACGACGCACTTCAGGAAAGTCACTGAGTTCTTGTAGTCGATCCATGACCACTTGACGTGCATCTGCGTTGGCATCGCGATCAGCCAGTTCGCCCAATTGATCAAACAACTCATCATCACCAACAAGGTCATACAGTTGTTCAGTGGCATTGGTAGCATCAGCGCCCACTGGCAAGTCCGTACTCAACAGTTCAATCAATTGGTCTTGTTTTTCTGGAGTGTCTGGCAACGCCCAAGTTCCTTCTGCAAGTCGTTCGACCCAGGCTTCAAATATGTTGGCTTCTTTCATTTCAGTTCCTTGTTGTTGTATTTTAGCCAGCAGCGGTAGTGCTGACTCAATTCTTGTGTCAATGCTTTGCTTGACAAAAAGATTCTTTAAACTTTCAATCACTACATCCTGTTCTGAAATTTCAGCCGGGCTCCATGATTCAAAATATGTGGTGTATCCAGTTCGAGTGCCAAGCCCTTTGAGACTGCGTTGCAAGTTTGATTGGTATTCTTTAACTTGTTCTACCAGTTGCTGTGTATCACCTTCAAAGATCTGTCCTTGATTGGCTCTGCGGAAACGACTTAGCACTGCCAGTTCTGTGACTATTTCACTGATGTGATTGCCTCTGGTATCGTAAGGACGGCCTCCTTGGCGCACATGCTCCAACATGGCACGGCCGCCAGTCAAGCTCTTGAACGGTAACTTGTAACGCTCGCTATCAGCTGTTTCAATAAACAAACTTTCAATGTAGCGATAACGAGCATCACCTTCGGCAATGTTCTTTTTATGGCGAATCATCAGTCGTGCTTCAGTTGCGGCACCGTTCCAGCTAGTAGTGCGATTGCCGGTCCAACTTTCAAACAGGCCTTCTTTGATGGCTGCTTGCCCTTGCATACTGTAACGCAGGCGATTCAAGTTTTTGATACCAAAACTCATGAAGTTTCTAACAGCAAAGTTTTTCAACTGTTCCAAGAAAGCAAACCAGTCGTTTTTGTCGTCACCTTCCATGCCGCGGCCCACATTGTCCGAGCAATAAACTTCAAGATCATTGTCATCGCCCAGCATGATTACCACTGTGCCATAGTCTTTGCCGCTTTGGGCACGGAAGTCAAAACTGTATATTTCAGTTTCTGCAGGGTCAGCGGCGGGTTTACCAGAACTGTCCAGCATTTCTGGGTCAAAATCTCTACTGACCAGTAGATCAAATAATTTTCGAGCGGGTGTAATATCTGCCATAGTAGTGTATTTAGCGCCTTACGCTGATGAATGGCATCGGCGGGATTATGTTATCTCCGTGGTCTCTCAGCTGGGTATCAATGCTGTTATCGTAGGTTTGTAGCAATTGTAGCATACGCACCGTCAGCACTGTGCTCATAACCAAGTCATCAGTTTCTCCTATTTTGGCTGCATAGCCTGCACCAGAAGCCACAAAGGTTTTGAGTTCGCTAACCAGGCTTGAACTGCGTACCTTCATGCGTCCAGATTCAATCAAGGTTTTTAACTTGTTGCAGGCCGCCAGCTTGGGTTTATTTGTAGTATTAAATCCTTTGCGGTATCTCTTATTTCCGCCATTGTGCGGGTCACTTAGAAAATAGCCCTGTATGTTTTCTTCACCGTATTCATCAATACTGATCAGTGCAGCTTCACCAATGGTATTGTTTTCTATGCTGTAATATATTTTTTGTGGATCCTTGACTGTTTCGTTAATGTGGGCACAAATAGCCGCTAAAATGCGAACCTGCTCGGGTATGGGTGTTCTGTTATGACGCCACTCAGCCACTTGTTCCGTGGTTTCTGCTTCAAATATTTGTATAGCAGCGGCATCACCACCAGTGCCCAGACTAGGGTCAAGTCCAATTACATAAGTGCGTCCTGCCTTAGGGCGCTGATACCAACGAACCTGCCCAGTTTTATACAAGGGTTCATGCCCTTGCAAATCTAATAATTTAGTTGGTGCTATAAGTGTCTCATCATTTATAACAAATTCGCAACCCATCTCACGGCGGAAACGATCATCACCTAGCTGTGCCCGCTGTTCGCTGGCCCATTTTTCATCACGGTCTGGATGCTCGTTCCAATAGCTACGATAGCTTTTAAATCCATTGATACCAACATCAGTAGGATTACCAAATTCATCCTCGCACTTGAGGGCGCCTTTCCACAACAGGGCAAACTGATCTTCGTCGCTGTTTGGTGTTGATGTAATAATTGCTTTACCACCAGTGGCCAAGGTAGGGCTAATGGATGTCCAGAACTCTTTGGCAATGCCCGGACGGACGAACGCAAACTCGTCACAGTATAGGAGTGATATACTCATACCACGACCGGTGTTTTCTGTTGTGGTAGTTGAAACTATGCGTGATCCGTTTTCAAAGTCCAAATTACCTTTATTGTAACTGGTAACGCCTGCACGGATATGATCTGGGCACAGCTCGTAGGCATAGCGGATACGTTGCATGATCTCTTGTGAGCCGGTGTATTTGTGTGCGGCAATTAAAATTGTTGAATCTGGGCGGAACATGGCTACCCATAGCAAGTAGCCAGCGGCACTGGTACTCTTACCGGTTTGTCGCGGCATCATGCTGATACTGAAGCGATAGTTGTGATAGGTATCTATCAGTCGCTTTTGATAGTCAAACGGATGATACAACATCTTGCCTTTGGTAGGATGCTGGATATGAAAAAAGTTATCAAGAAAATATTGCGGACCTGTAACAGGGTCAGCACATTTTACAAACTCCTCTAACTGTTGGTCAGTAAAGGCTGTCTTCTTGTATGGCGTTTTAACTAACGTGGATTCGGTTTGGCTCATAATAATGTTGCTAGCTCAGGCCATAGTTGTTCAAAGCGGCCTGCTGCACCAGCATGATATTTACTTTCAATTTCGGCGATGTGATTTATAAATTCTGGTAACAAATTATTGCTGGCTTGCTGATGTCGAGCTTCGGTTTCTTGCAAGAAGTTGCGTTGACCATGGTCTAGATCTGGTTTACTTAACACTGTTCGTAATTCTGTAAGGGCCAACTGTCTAACTTCAGGTCCTAGTTGTAACGGATCTAAATAGACTGGATGATACAGGCTTTGCCAATGCACAGGCACAGCTTGCTCTTGTGCCCACTCAATCAATTCAGACAGTCTGGTAGCGTTGTAAATGTTGTAAAGCGGATGTATGCCCAACCTATGTCCAGCACAGGATTGTATTGTTTTGATATTGCGTTCTGTCTGCGACCAGTTACCGCCGTAACGCACATACTCAAAACGTTCACCCGTGTTGTCGATGCTGATGTTCCAACCCACACGAGATCGTTGGGCCAATTTTTCAAATATTCTATTACTGGCTAAATCTACACCTAGATTGGTTATAACATCAACCTGACAGTCTGCAGGTATTACATCTAACAATCGTTCGTTTTCTTTTAACAACAAGGGTTCACCACCAATTAGGGCTACTTTTTTGATATGAGTTTGATGTTGTTCAAGATAGTCGCACACCTGATCTGCATAGGGCCTGGTTCCGGACTGGGTTGACAATTGTTTTAAGCTGGCCCATTGACTGCTGCTGTGTTCGTTGCAGTAGTTACAACTGAAATTACAAGTAGTATTCCAGCGTATATCAATCAGCACAGGATAGTGTTCTACATCTGCGGCCTTGTTGGCATCAAAGCCAGGATTTATTCTATTGTGCCAGTCACGTTCACTGCGCCCGTAACGTTCGGCCTGCACACAGTTGTGGCAATACTGAGCATGTGGACGGCCCTCACGTAGGGTTTGACGTATTTCTTGCAAGACTGGGCCATGCAGAATCTCCTCAATAGTTTGGCTGTTTAAATTGCCCAACATGTTAGGATCGCCTGCACAGCAAGTTTTGACACTGCCTTGTGGATTGATGTGCAGGCCTCTCCACGGAGCTGCACACAAGAAATTGCTCATACTGTAATTATGAGCAGTTGAGTTACTGTCCTAAATTAAACTGCATACCAGTAGCCTGTTCAATTACAGACATTGGAACTTGATATTTAGGCAAGTCCTGAACTGGTAGTGCGGCATTGGGCATTAGATAGGCTTGAACATTACGACTGTTCTTTTCAATGATAATCTTATACAAACGAGTTGGAACACCTAGTCCATTGCCTACTACCTGGTGTCCAGGATCGTAAATACCACCTGAGATGATGTAGAAGTCTGTGCCTGGCGTTGCGGCCCATTGGCGTTCCCAAGTTTCCAACTGCTTCCAAATGCCGCGATTGTTGTTGGCCACTTGTGCCACCATATTTGATAAGAAGAAGCTTTCACTCATAACCGCATCGTTGATGGTATTGTTGCCAGCTGGACTCATGTGTCCACGATCATGTGTCCGTCCCAGCACAGCATAGTCAGCCAACTGTGCTTGACACTGCGTTGCTACTGCTGGATCAGGACGAAAGTTGTCTCGGCGTTTGGCTGGGCCTGACATAGTGGCCACGGTTAAATGTTCAAACACAGCCACCGGTGCTTTGACACTGCAACGATGTATGACTGCATAGTTTGTTTTGCACAGTTCTTGATCGCCTGGCTCGGGTTGATACTGTGGTGTGCCGTTGACTGTGAATTGTGGGCACTGCTGATTGATCTGGGCAAGGGCAAATACTGGTGCTAGTAATACAAGGGTTAATAATATTTTTTTCATGCACTCATCTTTAATTTGTAAGTTCACTCCAACCAAATTTCCAAATTAAGTCAGCGTTGTTGTTGTTATATCCTGCACATAAGGTCAGTGTTATTGGTGTACCATTGGCATATCTAGACAGTTGTAATCTACGTGCCACATCTTCTCCAACTGTGAAAGTGTCGCGGCTGCTAGTAACACCAGCATAGACCACTGTTCCGTCGCCAATTTGAACAGCACTGGTATTGGCCTGCACCACGCTGCCGCTGACATTGGCATAGGTCAAGCCAGCCACGTTGCTGGCATTTAGCACCAGTTGGAAACACCCATACTGCACATCGGTGAGTAGTAAATCTATCTGCGATGGCACAACCACAGCATCTATATAAGCAGGATTGAGTCTAATAGTGGCCAAGTTGGTATACACATTGCCTGTGGATAATCGTGTGGGACTTATTCCACTGCCAACATACTGTATGGTAGGAGTTGGTGAGAATCCACCCTCACTAATAACAGTGCTACAGATTTGTTTCATAGTTTTGACGCCACCAATGGCCGTAGTATTGGTAATCTCGTAGCGTGGATTCAGCGTAGCTGAGGTCATATAGACCTTGGTATTGCCTGTTTGGTTCGCGTGTTGGAAAGTGTGGCACACTATAAACTGACCATTGATGATAAATCCTGCACGAACATTTCCTACTCCTAGCCATTCAATGTCGGCCCAGAATATTTGAGTCAATGTAGGGTCAAGATTTATTCCCGACGGATTGGGGCTAGCACCTGTTTTAAGTGTGTCGGTGTTCCACGAAGTTTGTGCTATGCGTTCTTCAACAATGGATCCCGATGCCGATGATCTAATCACAAGATAAAGAGTGGTGCCATTGGCTTCAAAATATACACCATTGTTAGCAGTAAAGTAGCCCACACGTTGACGACAACCTGCTTCAAGAGCACCAAACGCAAAGGTATTCATGGTCAACAAGCTCTTGCCTGGTTGATAGGCCTGTGTGGTTCGGGCTTGATTAATTACACTGGAGCCATTGGCTGAAGTCACTGATAGGTTGAATGAGCTTTCGTTGGCCACATAAGTAATGCTACCACTGTTAGCTGTAACGTTGCTAAACTGCCCACCATCAATATACATGTTTTGACTGTCAAACAATGTGTAAGGTTCACTTACTCGTAAACGACCAAACGCATCAAGATTGGTTCCACCTATAGTTGTTGCAACATTGCCGCCAGCCACTGTGACATTGCCTGACACTGACCAAGGAGTTGTTCCTTGTGTAACATTGACGTTGCCCAGTATGCCAACATTGCCGGCCACATTGGCATTGCCTGTGATGCTTACCGATCCTGTTATCGGATTCACCGTTACATTGCCGGTGATGCCGGCTATGTTGCCGGTAATGCCGGCTATGTTTCCAACAACAACCACGTTGGCGTTACCTAGTATGCCAACGTTGCCAGATACAGGCATAGTGTTGCTAGAATTGTAAATGTCTATATTTCCTAGCTCAATAACATGAGCATCAACATTGCCAGGAATATTTACGTTGCCACTAATAATAATGTTGCCAAGAAATCCAGTTCGGAGATACACGTTGCCCGACACCTCGTCGAGGGCCAGTGCTTGATTGATGTTACGTAGGTACCACGGTGCTACGTTTGATGGTTCTGGGTAGGCCATTATCTAGGATATCCTTTGAATGCCTTTACAGGACTTGTTTTATCTACTGTGGATGGTTCTTCACTTTTAGCTGTGCTTACTAGTTCTTTGCCGCCTGGCGTGTTTGTCATGGCCAAGGCCTTGTCAATTACTTTTTCAATGTTATTATTCATGCCTACAACAACACCATGTTCACCAAATGCTGTTTCTGGGCTCCACGCTGGAAGATTTTTAGCCATTCCATCTATGCCAGCATCGCTTCTTGCTCGTGCCATGGCCACACCAAATCGATAATTGCGATAAGGATCTGCGGCACTGAGTCCAGGAATTATATAAGTGTAACGCATTGGTTCAGCTTCTTCAGGAGGAAGATTGCGTTGCTCTACTATAAACTCTCGTGCTCTCATCTAGGATATCCTTTGAATGCCACCACTGGGCTATGAACATGTGTGGATTCTACTTCTTGACTACGATTATCACCTGCGTTGAGATCGTACGTTTCACTGCCGGTGGCTTGTAAAGCCTGTTTCAGCATGGCTGCTTCTTCGTCAGTGTAAGGATGTGCAGTATTGTAGCGACCGGACCATGATTCAGTATCTAAATCCAATGGCTTTCCTGATCCATCAGCCATGGCCACGGCCATCATTACACGATTTAATTCATAGGTACGATCGTAGCCGCCAAAGTCACGAAATTTAGTAAGGCCTCGAGTTCCGGCCTGACGGCGTTTGCCAATCTTGCCAACACGTTTCTCAATGAGAAACTCAGCTGCTCGCATGATTAGGTTCCTGCGGCGTTGAACACGCTGTATTGCGCTGAACTTTGTGTGCCTAGTGCTCGTGCAGTAAATGTAGTTCCGGCCATGATCAAATAGTTGCCAGCGCCAACATAAATTTCTTGTGTAGTTCCACTGGGAACACTGACCACGTTGGCATACAAATTTCCTACTGCAGCCGCACTGCCCAAAGCTGTGGCATTTATCTGATAGGTAACATCATTGCTGCCCGCACTGATTTCTGCTTTGTCTGTGGTCCAAGCTACGTTGCCTGCTGCATTAACTACTTGAATAGCCATGTTGGTTAACCTTTGTAATTTTGCCAAGTCTTGAACAAGTTACGCTCAAGTGCAATTGACTCTTCCATGCTGGCTTGGCGACGTAACTGGCTGGCCAATACTGGTGTTGTTGATTGACCGGTACTCTTAGGACCATTCAATCCGCCGGAGTATGTGCGTAGATTAGGATCTGCCGCCAACGTTTCTGTATTGGTTGGCCAGTCTGGTGCGTTTTCATCTACCATTTGATCGCAACCACATGGGCTACCACCGCATGTTGGGCAGGCCTTGGGAATTTGACTTTCAAGTCCGGCCAACTTCAACAACATCATCAACTTGGCTGCTTCTTCACCGTCAGCAGTGACAGTAATTGCAGGCGCCATTTCACCATCACCACATTCTTGCATCTTAGATTCAATAGAGATACTTTCAGTAATCATCTTTTCAATTGAATTGTTGAGGCTTTCGTAAACGCCTTTGCCAAACTGCATGCCTTTGCTGGGCTTACCGCTTGGAGAGGCAGTGGCTACTGATCCGGACACTGTTGTTTCATCAACTTTTTCTTCTTTGGCTTTTTTGGCTTTGCCGCCTTGCTCGTCTTTGCCCAGGCGTCCAGCAACTACATCACCCTGTGTGACTTTGTCGTAGGGCTTGGCATTGTTGGCCAAGTTGCCATCGTTTGCCTCGTCAGTCTTTTTGACTTTCTTAGGCAACTTACTGATGTCTTTGCCCTTGTCTGCTTGATTGAATTCTTTGGCCACTTTGGTAGCTACTCCAACTTTTTTAGCAAACTTAGGATTGTGTGCAGCTCCGGCCATCATACGTGCCTGTGATTGACTGACTGATTTTTCTTTTAGTTGGTCAACACCGCCCAATGTATTATTACTTTGTTGCAACTTGTATCGCAATAGTTTGGTCAGCTCCGCTTGAGCTTTCATTCCGTCTGGATCTTTGATGAATGGTTTGAGAAACATGGCCAAACGATATGCTTGTTGAATTTCACCGCCAGAGAAGTCAGCACTTTCGGGCACTATGGTAATGCCTTCACGGCCCATGTGCTGTTCGGCATCGCGCTCGTGTGTGCTGAGAATATAGTCAGTGACACTGCTCATCATGCCTTTGATTTGACCAATCTTTTCTTGCACCCATTCTGGCATGTTCTCATTGCCGCGCAAAGCACCTTCAAGTTCTCTTGCGTGACGAACAATAGTATGTAATGAGTCTTTGGTCATTCCGGCCTCGTCGTTGTATTCACCTTGTTCAGCCGGGCTAACACTTTCACTGCTCATGTTGCTGGGGCGAGTCATCATTACGCCATCGCTGTCAAGATCTTCTTTGGTCTTGGTTGGACGGCCGCTTTTGTATTTGTAACTTTTAGCTGTCACACGTTCTGGTCGTTTTTCTTTGGCAGGACGTCCTTTTTTCTTAGGACCGTCTGATACTGCGGCTTTTTTCTTGTTCTTCAAGTTGCCGTGTTCATCATAGTCATCGTCATTGCCAGTGTCATCACGGTCACTGCGATAGCCATACTTTTTATGACGGTTGCGTTCGCTTTCACTGTCAGTGTTGACACCTTTCATTGAACCTTGTGCTCCTTTGAGCAAGCGCATATCTAGTTCTTCAAGGTTTGAATTGTCGGTAAACTCTTTGCCGCCAACTTTGAATTTGCCACCTTTAGGAGTTTTAGCCAATGCGCCTGTAAATGCGTTGCCTTCATCAGTCATGCCCTGGCTTTCGTCATACTTGTCATAACGGTTGCGAATCGTGCTCATAGTTTTGTCACTGGCATGTTCACGACCGGCTTTTTGCAGGGCCTTCATGCCCTTCTCGCCATATTTCTTTTTACCAATGGCTGCTTGAAATGCTGACTCGTCCATGCTATCGCATTTACAAGGACTGCAATCACAAGTTGGGCACATACCTTCTTCAAGATTACTAGTGTCTTTAAATGTCTTGTCGCCTAGTTTGAAACTGCCACCTTTTGGTGTCTTGGCCAGTGCACCTGTAAATGCATTACCTTCGTTTTCGATATCTTCTTTAGGATGACGCAGTTTGTTTAGCACTGCACCGGCCACACGCTCGCCGGCGGCCTTTGAACCATAACGCTTGCCTGCATCAGCTGCAATCTTGCCAAATGCCTTGCCTGGCTTGCCAATGTCTTTGCCGGCACGGGCTGCTTTGGCTGAATAACTGGATTCATCTAGTGCTTTTGTCAACGGACTCTTGGCAACAGCTTCGGCCTTTTTACTTTCAGCAAGGTTTTGCTGCTCGGTCTTGGCAGACAACTCTGCTAGTTTCTTATTTAGGTCGTAAAAAAATGTCATTGCTATTATCCTCTTGGGTTGGCACCAGTGGCTGGGCGTGGTGGGCGTTTTACTTTGGTCATTGGGCTAGTATTACCCATTGGCAAATCGTTGGTTGTTTTTGCAGCCGGTGTCTTACCACCAGCTACAGTGAAGTCACTACGATATTCGTTTTTTAACACAGCATGTTGGTCATAAGGAGCAGAATAGTCTTTGCTCAGTGCCTTTTGTGCAGCATCTGGAGCAGGATAGTCTGTGTCAGTCAACAAGTTTTTGTTTTCAGCTTCAACCTTTTCACGCTCAATATCCATGCCCACTTCGTGTGGCACAGTCAACATGATGATTCTGTTTGGATCTAAGAACAACAGTTGAGCAATTTCTTTGATCTGTGGCTCGATAGCTGGATAGCGGAATTCCACATCCATGCTGGTCACCGAGTCGTTGCTGTGCTTGGGAAAGTCGGCCGGTTTGAGTTGAACCGGAGTGGTCTTTGGCTTGCTGATTTTTACAACTTCAAACTGTTTGAGTCGTTCTTCTAACTGCTTGATAAAATCAGGTGCAACATCACCTACAATTTTAATGCGATAATTGTAAGTTCTTTCGCTTTCTGCGAGGTATTGTTGAAAATTTTTCATCTTAGTATCCCTATATGATATTTATGCTTTTATATTGTTTTGCGAGGTTGTGGCTATGAGTCGTTCCAGCAAGTCGTTACGACTCAGCACTTGTCCATGCGCTGTTTCCATGGCTTCTTCGGGCGCATTACGCAGTTTGTCTTGATCCATTTTCAACTTTTTCAACTGCAAATCAACCATTTTTAATTTTTTGTTCAGCTTGGTGGTTTTGGCTGTGAGTGCATGGCCCAACATGCTGCTGGCCACGGCAAATATTTCACCTGAGTAGCGGCTGTCAACTTGCATACCCAAGTCCATCAAGTCATTGAATGTTTCTGTGGCTTTTGAAGCCAGTTCGTCCAGCTCTTGGTCGCCGGTTTCCAAGTCGCGCACTGTGGGCAGGGCTGCATCTATCTTGTCTATGGTAGCGTCTATTTCGGCCAGCTGGGTACGGGTTTGCTCAACAGTAGGAGTCGCTTCGGGCTGTTCCGAAGGCGGGAAATCAAAGAGTTCTTCCAATTTTCTGGTCATACCATATTTACCGCCAGACTATTCTGGTATTATTTCTTACCGCCTTGATGGTAAATCATGTCTTCGTTGATAACCCTGAATGTAAGCCCGTTGCGTTTGGCCCATTTGGTGGCGGCATCCCACTTGGCATAGTTCAGTGCCACAATAGCACGATCTCGGTCTGACGCCTTACTTTCAAGTAGGCTTTGCTTTTTAGGTTTAATTTCAATCAGTTCCGCAATGGTGGTGTTGTTGCGTCCACGATAGGTCACTAGGAAATCTGGAATATAAACACTTTGCTTGCCAGTTAGCGGATTACGATATGGTATGCGAATACTTTCGCTGGCCCATTGTAACACATTATCGTTTGAATCCAGGAACATCATAAAGGTAAGTTCCCAACCAGATCTATATTTGGGCGTGCCTTTGCCCACATATTTGGCAACATTTTTTACTGTGTATGGGCCTTGACGAAAGTTGGGCATGATCAAGCCCTGATGTTTCTTGCCGTATAAAAGTTAGGCGTAGATGGTGCCAGCACACCCAATAAGGTAGCAGGACTACGAATTGTGTTAAGGTAGTAGGCCATCAGTATGGTCACTTCAGGCTCCGAAGATCCGCCTTGCTGAAACGTTTGTAATAGATCCAACACATTGACGTTGCTAAACTCTGCTACTCTGAACAAACTGCTGGTCATATTTTGTGCAGCAGCATCAGTTAGAAAAACGCTTCTAAAATAACTCAATACTGCATCAAACTCTGTGGCAGGTATATTGGCATCATAATTGTAGAATTGATCAAAAATTCTAACAGTTTGATCAATTGAATAGTTGGTACTATTGACTGTGGTCACGGTTACGTTCCTCCTGACAGGCTAGGATTAAAATTAGGTGATCGAGTTGATACCGGTGGAGTAGGAAAGAAGATACCACCACTGCCATTGGTAACTGGCTGTGTAGGTATGCCCAGGGGTGAGTTTAACGGACTTGAACTTGCACCACGAATTATTCCCGGCAATGCGCCACGTATAGTGCTGTTGACTGCTTGGTTGACTTCAGCATTGACTACACTTCTGAGATTGACATTCTTAAATGTATTGTATGCAGTCAGTGCCTTTTGAGCCGCGCCGATGGGATTCATTGGTCCGCCGCTGGCCAGATCTTCAACAATACCAATACCAGCATCAAGTAATCCACCTTGACCCAGCACAGTTTGTGTGCTGCCAGGTCTGGCCAATGCACTCGGAACAGTATCATAGTAAGCAGGATCTGCAAATCCTACCACGTTGGTGTCAGGTCTGGCTTTACCAATGGCTCCGGTATAGTATTTGACAGTTTCGTATTTGACTGTCATTTTGTGACTCATAATACCATTGCTTTGGCTGTAGTCATAAGTGTCGTGATTCCAATCAGTGATCATTGGATTGATCAGTATGTATTCAGCAAACTTGTGTTGGTTCATTCCATAAATCCGGATATCTCTAAAGAAAGGAGGTTTGGTATTGCCGGCACCACTTAGTGGAACTCCACTGCTGTAACTTTCACCGATATAACCCCAGTCGTTGACCACTTGACTTGGATTATATATGTCTCTAGCATTATAATTGAAGCCAGCAGGTGTGCCAATCACAGCGGCCATTTGACCATTTTGATTGGTTACGTTGTCGTATGCTTGGCTAGGATCTTTGTAGTAGTATTGAAAATAATTGTACCACATGTTGCGAATCAAATCGCTGCCGTCGTCATGAAATTCAAATATGCAAGGCTGGTATTCAATTTTGGTCTGTGCTAGTCGCTTACGGTTATATTGATTAAGTGTCTCAACACTCATTTGATAACTGGGTAATTGTGCCGTCTTGACCATAAGGCCGATTGTGGCAGTATCTTCGTTAGGGAAAGCTGCTTGTAGGGAAGGAACTGCTCGGTTTATAGTAAAGTAAACATGGAATAAAAACTTCTGGCGAGGAGCATTTTCATAGCCGTTTTGTAGGAATGTCTTGGAGGCATGGGCATAATCTTTTAGCCCATTAAACCCAACAAATCCCTGAAGGAAGTCCTGACCCCAGGCCATAACCGCTTAGAGGCCTACGCCAGATGCCACGTCGCCTACTGTGCGTCCGATCAATGTGCCAACACCTTGTCCAGCCACTTGGTTTGCATTATCAAAAGTAATGTTCATTGTGATAGTGGCTGCTTCACTGGTTCCATAGTTCAAGTCATTGTAGTTAACTGACTTGAGATAACAACCATACAGTTCCCAAGTTTCTAATGCCACAGGAGCAGATGTTCCGTTGCCGCCGTCTAACACTTCAAACACTGTTAAGAACTTGTAGTCAATGCCCGAAGCAGCTGACGCCATTTCCATAAAGTCCAATTGTTTCTGCAATTGCTCGCCAACTAGCCTAGAAACAGCACCGCTGGCATCATCACGTATGTTACATACAGCATCAGCCCAGGTATATTTTCCAGCCAATTTAACCGTGCTGTTATAGATAGGAATTGGGATTTCTGCAAACTCAACACTGGGTCTAGTAAAATCCATAACCTGTTTGGTCAATTCAGTGACTGGTTGACTTACTCCAAAATTCTGAAAAGTAACGCGAAAGCGATACTTGAGTTTTGGCATTAACAAGCCTTGACTTGGAGTGCTTTGGTTACTGGCCAAAGGCACAGTCATTCTACTTAATGATGAAACAGCCATGGTATTATCTCCTATATACTTTATTTATGGTCGTATTGGCCATGGGTTAACTGGCAGTAGCCACTGTGCTGATACTAGAACTAATTGCTCCAGTGTTCTGAATACGCAATGGAATGTAGATAAATTCAACCGATTTAACTGGTTCAATTGCAATATCAACATACAATTCGTTGGCATCAATTGTGGCTGGTGAGTTGTTACTTAAATCGCAAACCACTAGGTAATCATAGATACCACGTTTTGCTACCAAGTCAAGCATTAAACTAGTGCATGAGTTGGTAATTTGATTGCGTGTGATTTGATCATTGGGCTCAAACAAATATTGGTTACCAATTTCTTGTAAACGACCACGTATAAATGCAACCAAACGTGCCACGTTGATGCGGTCCAAGGCACTTGAAACATTGGTAGCTGTTTTGTTACCAAAGTTAGTGATACCAATGCCTGGAATAAATGTAATTGGGTTGATATCCAACTGATACAATACATCTCTCAGATTTTGGCTCACACCAATGGTTGTAAATTCACCAGTTTGGCCATTTACATAACCCAGCAATGCCGCATTGTCAATTACACCACGCAGTGTTCCTGCTGGCGCTAACCAAGGATACGCAATTTCGTCACTGCGAATAATTGTGCGAATCATCATGTGGCTTGGTGGTTGAACCACTGGGCTACCTGACAAATCAGTGGTCTGACAACTTGGATAGAACACGCCCAGGTATGGATCAAATGACCCTTGACCGTCGGCTGTGACTAATCCGGCGCCGTCATTGTTACTATGCCAAGCGGCAAGTGAAGTGCCATCTGGTCCTAAACGCAATGGAGTATCACCGATCACAAATGCAGTGTTCTTACGATCATTGTTGAGTTCAACCATGTTGATCATCAACTCAGGATACTGAGGGCAAGCAATCAAGTTAAATTGACGCTGTTCTTCGCGAGCTTGCTCGCTGGTATCAATACCACTCTTGAGTGCAGCAACAATAATAGCACGTTGTGCCAGGCGACCCATGTATGGCGATCCGTCATTTCTGTTACCGCTGGCATTGACCCAAGTGTTAACTGTACCATTTTCCGCAGTCAATGCAGACCAATATGTGGCATTAGTTGGAGCAATATTTGCTGTAGGAGGTGTGGTTAAGCAAACATAAATTGTGCCATTGTAGTTGACAAAATCGTTATACACATAAGATGTAGTGCTGTCATACACCGGAACATTAAAATCAGATGTATTAAAATAATCACCTTGGAATTCTTTTACATTAAATCCGCTTCTACGTGTGTTCCACAACAGTGTACCTTGTGGATATAGTGTAGCTTCAGGAGCATCTAAATCCAAGTAGTTACTGGTTAACAAGCTGGTGATTGATGGAAGTGTGCCGGTTACTGGATTGGCCTGGCCATTTGGCGACCAACGAGCATCTGCAAACACAATACCATTTTGTGTTGTTTGATCTGTGTTGTTAATTGTTACCCACTGGTCCGTACCGTCTATATTACTCCAACGATTGATCAGTGGGTAATTTTCTAAATCACTGGTGTCGATCCATAGATCACCATAAACCAATGGACTTTGTGCTGTATTGGTTTGTGTGGTAGGAGCTGTAGTGCTGAATATAGGGCCTGCAGCATTAGTCAATGACAAATCATCGCCGCGAACATCGTTATCTACGTTTTGATAACCCATCCACATACCATTGTTCTGAATCATGATGTCAGCTTGTGTAGTAGCTGAGTAATACCAATAAGTTCCATTGTCTGGATCTTGGTCTGGTCCAGTGGTGCTGGCTGTATAAGTGAATGTTGGTGCGGTTACCCAGTAACTTAAAATCAAGTCGTCATCTGCACCAGCACGACAGAATTCAGTGCTGACACTAAATCCAGCAGTTGAAACTGGGTTACCACTGCCAACTGTAGTATCAGTCAACACAATAGTTCCGCCTGCGTTGTGAGTGAAAACAATTGCTCCTGCACTATTAACTGTAGCAGTTACGTAGGATGCAAATGTTGAAGAGCCAACTGCGGCACTGACTGCTGTTAAGAAATCAGCTACTGTTGTTCCAGCCAAGGTTGCTGTTACTGCTGCACCCAAGGTAGATTGTCCTGGTATAGTTGCAGCAATAGTGAATGTATTTCCGTTTACAAACGGACCAGGTGTATCGTCAGATCCTGTTACAATTGTTGATCCTGCGGCGTATCTTTCAAAAATCTGAACGCCTAATGTGGCTGGATCGTTGTATTCAGGATTGGTTGTGGCCACTGTGGTTCCGGCTACAATATTCTTACCACCGCCAGATGGATCCAATGTGTAGGTGGCTTCGGACAGCGTTGAATATATGTTACATGCCTGCTGAACATAGGCGCCCAACAATGTGCTGTATTTTTTAAGTGATAAATTGGCGCCAAGATTTACGCTGTTGGTGCGTTGCCATACAGAACCAGTTGGTTCTGGTTGAGTATCTGTAGATCTCCAACGTGGTGCTGAATAGTTAGGAGCAGCTAAGAATGCAGGTGGGTAATACACGCCTGCACTAATACCAACATCACTCAATGCTGTTCCGCTTGCACCAGGCAGGACCGAAACTACGCCAGGTTGTGAAATTGTTCCACCACTGACATATGACGCAGTAACAGTGCTGGCAAATGATACCGTAGAATTACCGCAAGCGGTTACTGTGTAAGTTCCGTTATAACCACTAGGATTAACGTTGGCTACTGTGATTGAAGAGCCAACTGCATATGGTGCTTGTGACAAGGTAGCGAATGTCAATGTGGCTACTGTTCCGTTTCCTGTGGCATTGCCCACTGAAGGATTTGCACCAAGTGTAGTGCTGTCAGCATAAATCTGTAACTTGCTGTCAACAAACGCAGAATAAACACCAGTGATAGCGGCACTGTTGATTGCATCGCTGAGACCTTCAAGTGTATTGTTAGGACTGACTGGAACTGCAACAGAAGTAGCGTTGATATAAACAATATTATTGGCAGTCAGTGTGGTTACCGAATTGGTTCCTTGCACTGTTGGCCAGGCTGTTTTCCAATCATCGCTACCAACTTCCACCCAGGTATTGTAAGCGTCAGACAAGGTAGTGTCAGAGGTTTGACTGCTGGTTGGTCCACCGCGCTTGTAGTAGCCAGGATTGTTGATGTTGGTAGCAGTGATGGCATAATCGCCAATTGATCCAATGCTTTGCAATGGTACAGTGGTGTTACCAGTCAGTTGTGTTGTGTCTGTAATCACCATTGGCACTTGATTGGTAAAAGCAGCGGTGGTTTGATTCCATTGAGATATTCCCCATAGACTGTTGGTTGTGTCTAACCAATAAGTTCCGTTAGGAGGAGTACCAACTGGGCGAATCAAACTGGCTGTCAATGCTGACAAGTCAACGTCAACACGTTGAACATACGCACGATTTGTAATGCCTAATGCGCTGTAAGCAGCCAATAAGCCATATTCATTCAGTTCGTAACCGTTGATCGGTGTACCAGCTGTGGTTTTGTAAAAGAACGGAACACCGTATGTTGCAGACAAATCGCGCTGGCTGGTAATCAAATATACCTTGTTAGCGTTGGCTTTTAATGTGCCGGCCGCAACACCTACGCCTGTGCCAGAAACTTTGTTCTGTGCAGTAGCAAGTAAAATATAAGGTACTGAGTTGACTGCAGCCGGAATATATTGACTTTGGTCAACAACGGTAACTTCTACGCCAGGTGATAAGAGTGCCATAGTGAAAATCCTTTTTTCTAGTTGTTAATATTTATATTAAAAGGCAAAAACAAGAGGTAATCAAGGCCTTTGGCAAAGGTTTTTATGGTAAATATACCATGATTAGACCCGTTTGTCCTGCATGTCGCCAACGGCCTTGCGCCATTAACTACTACCGTGACGAAATTGCACACTATCGAAATCGATGTGGACAATGTATTGCTAAAAATCGCGGCGTTAAACCACCCGAGCCTAGATGGAAGACAGCAGGTTACAAGAAAAAACCTGCCTGTGATCGTTGTGGTTTTAGATCACGTTATGCCAGTCAGCTGTTGGTATATCATGTAGATGGAAATCAGCACAATACCACTCTACGCAATTTAAAAACCATATGTCTAAACTGCGTAGAAGAAATCAAACGGATGGACCGTCCTTGGACGCCTGGTGAGCTAGAACCAGATCTTTAATTTGACTATACAGATTGTCTAGTCCGTCGGTATTGTTGTCTATTACAGCGTCAAATTTGGTG